CTTCTCGTCGAGGCATCCAAAAGTCTTCCATCATAGAGAGGTGTTTACGGTCGTCTCTGATCTCGCCTGTAGCTGCATCGTAGACAACTTTATTTCTATACTTATTCATGATATCATTAACGTATTGCTCAGCTTTAAGCTTAGGCAAGTTACCTACGTCAATGTAAAAAATCCTTCGTTCAGGTGCTCGTGATACTCTGTAGATTACTAAAGCATCTTCGATCATCTTCAATTGGTTAACAGGTTTAATCGCTTTATGTAAGTAACCTAACATGGTGTTAGAGTTAGAATCGATCAAGCCTGAAGGACAATAGATTACCGAATCAATCGATAACTTAACGCCCTGACTTGTATTCTCGTTGATACCTTTATCATTATAGATGTAGAACTCTTCTATACCTACAACGACGTCGATACCTTTATCGTTCTTACCTTTTTTGATATTCTTGATACGTCTGATCTTACGTGGATCAATGAAACGTAGTTCTTGAATACCATTCTTAATGTTCTCGTTGTCAATAAGGATGTGATAGTATAATCTACCATCTACATACCATGACCTAAATATGTCATGACCTCTGCTGCCAAACTTATAGAGTTTAAGTATCTCATCAAACTCTTCTTGAATCATCCTCTTAACAGATGCAGATAACTTAACGTCATCTAGTACAACCTCAACTGGAGCTTCATTGTTATTAGCAACGATAGCTTCGTTAACGATGTCTTCAACAGCATTGTCACAATCGCCGTACTGAGATATCTCTCTGTATCGGCGAATTAAATCGTTCTCATTCTTAATAACACCCTCAAGGTCTACAGTCATGCCATAGTAGGCAGCTGCAGCTCCAAGTGTAGATATTATCGTTGAGCCGTCATCCGGCGCAGGTGTTACAACTTCTGTACCCTGCGCACGTTTGACTTTTTTCTTTGCAATCTCGAAACCAAAGATTTCCATAATATACCTTACTTAATTATAAATTACCAACTAAATGTTGATAGGGAACGTACCAATTGGAGTATTAACTGTTACGCCAACTCCAAAGTTCGAACCTGCTGTACTTGTATCAGATGTCCAGTAATTGTATGTGAATTCAACATCAAAGATTTCCATTTGGTTAATTGTATCATAGTCCACAGCAATTGCACCGATAGCAGTAGGATACGCATCATGAAACTTATATGATTTAACAATAGCACCATTACGATCTAATTGGTGGACTCTTAAGTCTACTTGATAGTCGCGTGGGTTTGTTCTACCATTAGTTTGGCTATGATTTTGTACACCGTCAGACCATTTTTCCATCGCATTACGGATGCTAAATGTTGTATCGTTGTATATTGCTACAGTCCATGGTTGGAAAGATCTTTCTCCAGCGAAGTTAACAGCACGACCGCGGTATTGAATCGGCATATTCTCTATTGTAGAAGCCGGCAATTGTGCAGACTTACATAAGAATTGTGATTGCAAACCAACAGCAGGACCACCAACTACGTATGCAGGGAATGTTAACTCGACACTAAACTGATTGGGACGGGCTCCGCCACCGATCAGCTGTGCTTTAAAATCGCTAATGTTTGCCATATTTTATCCTTTATTTTTCCTATTATTATTTATATGCTATGCGCCGATTTCTTCGAAACTAACAGAACTTCTTGCAGCAATAAAGTTAAGAGTAATGAAGTTGATCGAACGGTTAGGTTTAATATAGATATCGGCAACAAACTCATTGCGGTCAATAACTTCACCAGTATTATTTGTATCATCACATTTAACACGGAAGTCAGTAACACCGCGACGACCTTGAACGTCTCTTAAGAACGGTTCAACTAAGTTCTTAAATTGAGCTCTTGTGAATGAATCATTGAACTCAAATAGTTGATACTTAGCAGCTGTAGCGATAGCTTTTTCAAGTACGATGAATAAACGACGAACGTTGATACGATCGAATGCACTTGGTTTAGCAAGAAGTGTTTTATCACCGAAGAGAACTGTGCCTTGACCTGGGAAATTAACAACTGGGTTAATACCAGCTTTATAAAGGTTATCTCGGGCGGTTTTATCTGGATTAATAGCAAGTTTAACAACGTTCTTAACTTGACCACGATTTAAACCACCAGGTGACCACCACGGATCATTAGTGTAATCTGTACGAGCACATAAACCAGCAACGTCACCATTTAGAGGTACATATCTATATTTGTCGTTATAACGGTCATATTGATACTTATAACCAGAATCTAATACACCATATGATGTACTTGGTAATGACAAACGATAATTTAAGATAGTATCAATTTTTTCAGAACTTGAACCAATGACGATATCGCCGGTTGATACATCTTCTGGAGAGATAAATGCTACGCAGTCTAATCTTGTTTCTGCAACGTTATTAATAACATATGTAGCAACTGTAGCTGAAGCTTTACCAACAGGGATTAATGAAATATCATACAATTCAGCATTTGCAAATATATCAAAACCCGCGATTTTATTTGCATCTGTTGCATTAAAATCATCAACACCACCTGATAAGGATCTTGTAACTACACCTGAAAGATCTTTAAATGCTCTGTCAGCAGTTTGTCCCCAATTTTGACCTGAAGTACCAGTTCCACCAACTGAAGTAGAAACTGAAGTAGTATGATCCATCCACCAGATGTATCTTGATTGTGAATTAATTACGTCTTTATAGTAGTTATTTGTACCATCTGATTTTTTAGCATCAGAAGCTTTAGATACAAATGCATATTTTTCTAGAACTGTACCTGGAGTACCTGTCCATAAACCATCTTCGTCAACAATTACAACATGTAGTTCATCGTTCGAGCCATTAACGCTATCAGCATATGGAGATGTGTCAGGAACAAAATCAAATTCATTTTCATATGCCCAGCCAGTGTATGTTTGATTATCAGCCATAGAAACTTTTAATGAGTTACCTAAAGCTCCTGGATATTTAGCCGCCCATTCTCCAACCACACCTTGACCAGTAGCATAAGACTCTGTATAAGAATCAAAGTTATTGATTTTAATACCAGATGTAGTAATACTTGCAGTTGCTGTAGCATCTGTACCTGGACCAGTTGCAATAGTTACAGAAGGAGCAGAAGTATAACCTGTACCTGGATTGCTGATAATGATTTCATCTACTGAGCCAGAATCTAATACAGCATATGCTGTAGCTTGTACGCCACCTGCAACGTTTGGAGCACCAATAGTAACTAAAGGCGCTGTTACATATGAATCGCCAGCTATATCGATTGCAATATTTGTAACTGTACCAGTTTGTGTAACAACTGAATTTCTTGCTCCAGCTGTATCTACACGAACTGTTAATAGATTGTTTGTATATGATAGGAAGTTCGCAGCTGTGAAAAATGATTGTGCTGTAGCATCTGTTGGCTTACCAAATCTTTGGACCAATACGTTTTCTGATGATACTGTAACAGGATCTAGAACTGGACCCCACGCAAATACACCAGCAAAAGCGCCTGCAGAGCTTGATACTGCTGGGACGATTGCTGAAAAATCTTTCTCGACTACCGCAACTCCTGGAGATAATTGGAACGGCATTTTTTGTTTCTCCTTAAATTATGTTTTTATGATATAAGCTAGAGTCACCTCTATACCTATATTTATAACTATTAAAAATTCAATAGGACCTGTTCGTCCTGACCACTCCGTCCATCATCCATGAATCCGAATGGAGTAAGTTCATCCTCTATTTGTTTAATACGATTCTCATACATTACCTGTCTAATGTTTACATTATTTAGGTCTTTAAAGTATGGGTTTGTTGTCAACCATCCAAATAACACTAAAGTCATAACTAAGTCATCATGATAACCTTCATCTGCTTCATAAGATCCCTTATTATTTTCAATGAAGGTTGAGATCTCTTGGATAGTATCAATGTCTTGGACCAATAGTCTATTCTCTTCGACTAGGGCCTTGAAGTTCATACATCCAATCCTCTTTACTTTCTTATCAGTGTTGACTCCAAGTTGGGTTTTACCACCCCCGAATCCACCTGATACTACTTGTCCGTCTGTATTCCTATTCACAAATAAGATATTCTCATACTCCATCTCAGAGTATAAGATAGCTCCTACTTGTTCTGAGGAGTTAACTTCTAATAAAACGTATGCTTGATTGTATTCTGTAGCTATTTTATATATCACTGTTGGGAAAAGCATAGGACTAATATTGTTGTCTCTATACTTTGCCACTTGCTTATATGGCGATTCTGTGATGTCTATGATAGAGAACGTTGAATAGTC